TATAAAGCATACTCATATTAACTCTCCTTAATCATTCATAATATCTAGCCACTGATTCTTTAAACCTAGTAAAGCATCAATTAAATCTTTTTGTACTTTAGGTGATATATTGCGCTCCCCTTGTAACCATTTACTTATTGTAGAAGGATCACGCTTCATCCTATTAGCTAAAAATCTTATAGATATTCCCGCATTAAGTGCTTTTTCACACTCTTCTCTAATATCCATATAATCGCCTCCTTTCATTATAATTGTAGCAAGTCGTCTGCGAAATGACGGCAAAATGCGCACAACTATACCATATAAAAATTATACCATAAAAAAAGTAGGAAGTCAAATGACTTCCTACTTCAATTCAATCAACTCAAAATTCTCATAATTAATTGGCTCTAACCAATTCGTCCATAAATTAGTATGATAAATTCGCCCGCTTACAACTTTCTCATTCCATTCTTGAATCTGATTAAACAATTCTTTCCTATCATTCGCGCGCGATTCACCATAGAGAGTATCAATGTTTTCTAATTGATAAGTCAGCGAATGATAGGTTTGTTGGAGTTCAGCGGTTTTAGCATCTATAGTACAGTAACACAACATTGTACATCCAATCATAATTATGAATAATACCAGACCAATAGTTCCAAACATACCCGCAATAATTGGAATGAAATCATTATATGAATCTCTAAAAATATAAGCAATTACAAATAATATAATAATTAATACTAACGAACTTAAAATAATTCCCATATTTACCTCACTTTACAACATTCTCATACCAAATTTTAAATTCTTCCTTTGTCATCTGTCCAATTTCCCATCTATCCCACTTTAAGAGCAAAGTAAGGAGAATAAGGAATAAAATAAACCATAGAATCACTTAATTTCAACTCCATTCTCCCAAATACGCTCATTCTCATGAGGAAATAAACTATTAATTTCCTCAAAAGTAGGCCAATTTTGTGAAGCATATGCGGCTTTTATTTTTTCTGGAGTGACTTTCGGGGCTGCCTCGGTTTTCAGCCGCGAAATCTCTCTATCAATATACCAGCGCGCTTTTTCAAGATCTTCAATTTCTTTGCTCGCATCTTTGCGACCAGCACGTAAAATGTATTTCAAAGCATTGCCTTTATTAAATCCCGCGCCCCAACCCTGTGCTTCAATTACATCAATTGTTTCATACTTACCTTGATAGTGAGAGGGATGATTTACATTACTCATATTATTCTCCTTTTTTATATTTCTAGTCAGCATTAATAGTCTCCAATTCAATCAAATCTGTTGTAGAAGTATCAATCGTATAAAACCAACCAATCCAAGGCGATTTGCGTGCATAAGTATTAGTTCTATAGTTCTTGTTCCATTCATTCACTTGCGAAATTACTTCTTCTCTATTAAACAAGTCAATATGCTCAACTTTTTGTACTAACTTATTATATTCTTCTTCATATATGGCCTGTCTATTAGGCGCATTGCATACAGTAGTAATTAATATAACAATTTCTATGAAAAATGCTATTCCACTAAATATTCCGAAAACAGCCCCTAATACTTCTAACACTTCAGTATGCCAGTATTTGCTATCACAGATGGAAATAATTGAGAAAAGAATAATTAAAATTAAAAGAGAAATAATTAGTAGCATTACTTATTCTCCTTCAAATGCTCCCGCTTCCAATTGTGAGCGCGCATTTCATCAAGCCAATCACGCCATGATAGATCATCCTCATTAAGAGAAATAGAACCACAACAAGTAACAGTAGGAAATGGATTGGGTCGTCACCTGTTTTTATATATTGTACATACTCTTTCCGCCATTCATCACCTACATAGGGTGTATTTGTTATAGGAGAAACGCGTTCATTAGGACCACAATAGGGACAGGATACTGTTGTAGGAGACAACGAGGCGCCACAGCGTGGGCAAATCCAGCCTTTCTTTACTTCGAAATCACTTGTTTGTATCATTCTCTTTCTTTACCTTCTCCTTCACAATACCATCATAACTTTTACTATACTCAATATGAGTAGAAGCTTTACATAATGGGCAATATACGATGTTATCTGCATAAATATCCGACTCTTGTATATTCGCAAGCAAGGCGCCGCAATTGCTACAAATACAGATACGACCAGGAAATTTATTAGATAAAACTTCCATTAAGCCATACCTCCAGGCCATTGATCATCCTTTGTAAGCTTGTATAGTACAAACATACATATAATTAAACATAATATAATTACTTTCATTTTCTTTTACCTTTCGTAGCCTCGGCTAGCACTCATTCTTTTACTAATTTGTGCTCTCAGTATCTTTTATTTTGTCCTCATTACAGAAATCCGTATCATCTACACGGACATAGTGATGTACATATTCATCTGAAAAACGAAGGCATCGGCCATGAATAATACCAGGGTCAGGCTGGATACCATTTATATCAAATAAGGGACAATCACGGCAAAAGCGCACATTGATTGGTTGCGCGCTGGCCTTTTCTAGTTGGGAATAATTGGCCCAACCTTCCTTTACTATATCGTTTTGATAGAAATATTTCATTTTACATCCTCCCAATTTTCAATGGAAATGGCGCAGCTATTCCTTTCCAAATTTACAATAATTATCGTCGTCAGGATAAGAAAGCACGTAATCTTCTCCAACAAATGGATCGTTTTCAATATAGCAAAACGGACAGTCTTCCGATTCCTTAAAGCGGCAGTCCTTGCACATTACAACTGATAGCGCCTTGTCACGCATACGTTGAATTTGGGCCGCGTTAGCCCAACCTTGTGCAATTATTTCTTCTTCGCTAAAATATAACATTAATGGCTTGCTTTATCGAACTGATGAAGCAATTGCACCTCCTCCCAAAGTTTCTCACCCATACGTGTACGCCAAGTAGCCTGACATTTTTCATCTGCATAAGGAACCATGTGTAATCCAACAAGTTGGGCAATGTGGAGATTATAGCCCATTGTAAGGGCCATGTATGCCCCTACATTCGCATGCTGGGGGAAGTGGAGTTCTTTGTAATCATCCTTCTCCCAACGAATTGCCGTCCACACCTTCCCGTAATCATGTAGATAGGCCGCCCGCACAACATCAGAATCACTTCCACGCATAATAGCAACATCTCCACAAGCATAACAATGCTCCTGTAAAGTAAGAGTATGATGCCTATTGCCCTGTTCTCCATATTCTTCTACAAGTTGAGCATAAGAACGCCGATAATAGTCCATGTCGTAGGGAGACGCATAGCTATAATGAACAAGAATTTCATCCCAACCCTCGGCTTCACAGGGAACTTCAAACTGCCGCAGCATACGGTCAATTACGTAAGCTGGTACAAGACGATCACGCTCCCAATTGCGATCATGACATACGTCAATTGGAGTAGCTACAACTACGCAAATACAATAAAGGTCAGGAAAAAGCTTCTTTAAAGATTTGAGAAGATTAATACGGCGTTTTGCATTAATGTTAGTTGCGTCATAGAAGGTAGTACGGCCAGCCTTCAGCGCGGCACGAGTACGCTGAAACATAATATTAAAAACACGGCTAGGATCATCTTGAATAGCGGCATCGCCATACAGTTCTTCCCTAATAGAGTCGGATGAGATGATGTCATCATAAAGTTTCGCATGTTCGCGCACCCAGTAGCTTTTACCTGACGCAGGCAAACCTACCATTACATATAGTGTAGCCATTCTAATCTCCTTTCATTTCAATAAGAGGACAGTCGGGTAATCGCATTTCAAAATCGTCGAAACCATAAGGTCCTCCTTCATCCCAGAATCCCGTTCCTGTAATAATACAGCCGCAACAATCGTAATTTAAATCGCAATCAGAGCAAGAATGGGGCATTTCCATATTTTTAATCGCTACCATCAATCAATCAATCCTTACCATAAAATAGTCATATAACAATAATTACAATTATCAGAGGTAATGCGAATGTTATAGCCATAATCGCGTTCAAGAGTGCTTTTAATGCACTCTACTATTTCCTTCCTAACTCGTATTAGACATTCAGTTTCACCAAAGTTAGAAAGCATATCAATTTTATCACTTATTTCATTTAAAGTATTATACTTTAAACAGTTTAAAGAACTTTCACTTCTTTTTCGAGCTTGCTTTGCTGAAATCATATTAATTCCTCATTCCATTTCTTATACATGGTGTTATAATCAATATCATCATTGAAATGAAGCGTATGTCGTGGAGAGTTAAAGCCACCACTCCAGTAATCACTAGGATCAGGTTGTAATACTGTACAATAATTAGGACAACCAACCATATAGAAACGATGACCATTTCGCGCGACGCCCTCGGTCACTTTCGGAAGGCGAGAGCAATGAGGACAAGGCTTAATATACATAATTACCCCCAATAAATATACATATAGCAACCATTATTCTCATATCTAAGTGAATCGTCATTGTTAGGAACAGAAATTAAATAGCCTAATTTTTCCAAATATTTCGCGACTTTTTCCCGCATAGCCAACGAAGGCATATATGCTTGAATTTTCATGCGGCCCTTCAAGCTTGCCCATTTAATATCATTCATAACTTCTTCTAGTCTATCTTCAAAATCAATATCTATTGATTCTTTTGCTTGCGCGTTAGCCTCGGCTGCCGTGATCATATCATTTTCTTCTAATCTGGCTGCTTCACGTACTGAGGGATAAAAATCGCATTTTAATTTGTTGCCTTCACATGAACAGGAGTCAATTTCCTTTGTTCCTAGACAACGTCCGTTATCCCAACCATCACAAATCATTACTTACCTCTTTTAATTATAATTTAATTAAAACGATTCCACCTATAATCCTCTTTAAAGCAAAGACTCTCAGAGCCATCATATTCTTCAATAATCCATTCCTGGCCTGCTTCAACCCACTCAAGATGAATAGAGCTAAAGCCGCCCAGATAAGGACAATCATCGTATCCAATAGATTTGAAGAAAGCAACTGCTTCCTTATTCGCCGCACTTTGAGGAATAGACGAACTAAAAGCAGTTTGGCTTACCGTGCGCATCCATTCCTTATTATCCTTATGTTCGAGCCAAAATTTAACTACACGCTTGTCGTAAGCAAGTTCATTATTATTACAAGTTGAAAATCCTGCTCCAAAACCACCAGAAACAAGAACCGCGTACTTAGTATGATCTTCGTTCCAAAAGAGTTCAATATTATTATTCATTTAATTAGCTCCTTTTCTTTTACTGTAATAATTATATAATAATTTTTATAAAAAGTCAAACAACTAAAAATGTATCATCCATTATATTATTAATTGTAATATTATCTAATTCCCAATACGGGATACGTTTTAATGGAATACCATTTTCTTTACACCATTGATCTTTTAAAATATCTAATTTTTTATTTTTTTCTAGATTTTCTTTTGTATTCCATCCACGCTCTATAAAATGTTGCTCTCCATCATATTCTAATAAAAAATTATTTTCTATGTAAAAATCAAATTTTAAATTATAATTAGTATCAGGATTTTTGCAATTTTTAAAGATTTTTTGAGTTTCAAAAGAAATATTATTTTCTTTTAAAATATTAATAATAGTTTTTTCACCTATTGATTTTACACATCCACAACTTTTAGTATGACCACTTGTCAAATGATTTGTAGTAACATATGTTATATTTCTACAATCACACAAACATTTCCATTTTCCTGTTCCTACTCCGTTGTTATAAACTTTTTCTAATACTAATAAATTAAAAAAACGTTTATTAATTAAATCTACTCTTTGAAGGCATCCACAGGACTTAACATGACCGTCTTTTAAATGACTACTTGTAACTGTAATTAACTTTCCACAATCACATAAGCACAGCCATTTAGGTTTTCTTTTTTGTCCTTCTACCCTAAATAAAACTGTTAATAAATTAAATTTTTTTCCTGATAAATTTATACTCCTATCAGAAGATGACGGTATATGCTTAATCCATTCTTTTCCCTTACAATCAAAACCTTTGTTTCCAATCTTATCTATTATCTCTTTTTGAAAATAATTATTATTTAACTCATTCATTGCTCACACCACCTTTTTATATTAAATTTAATAACTATATACATTTAAAATATCTTATATATAATATTTTTATTTTGTTAATTTTAAAGTCAAATCCAAATCGGTTCCATCATCTAAACTAATTATCTTATGATAAGATGTTGCGGTTTTCTTTACTTTAAGAGTAAGTGTGTACTTGCGCTTCTTCTTTACTTCCTCAATCAGATCTGCGTTCTCTTCCATTTCAGAGAGTTCAAAAGGTGGTAGCTCAGGGACGGGCGGTTCAATTCCCGCGGGTATATTACTCATAGTTATTATCCTCCTTATCTTTATAATTCTTTAATAACACTTCTTCGTAATTAGAGAAGAAGCTGTCACAAAACCAGCAGAATGCGCGCAAATCCTTTTGTTCCATGCGACAATTGCTACAGATATGCTTGTTATTTTTTGTTAGTAGTGTTGCGATCATTATTAATCTTTCCTTTATTATAATATAAAGTATAGATGTTAAATAAACTAATCCGAACAATTACAATGATATTGTTCATATGGTACTGCTTCTAAATGAAGTTTATTTTTATAATCTGTAGCTAATTGTATAATAGAGAACAACCATTCCCACGGATTTTCTTTTTCTGCGATAATAGTACGCATACGATTATTCGCGCACTCCATAATTTCCATTACTTCACTGTAATCGGCTTCTTTAATATAGTTTTTAATAATCTTGTTCATCATTTTCCTCATATGTCAAGTATTTGGTGTAAACAAAAATCGTATTATCGGTGCCAGGTTCGTATTTTTCTTTTTCATACGCAATTGTATCCGCAGTGTCAATTACATTTTGCGCCTTTTGTAGTATTGCGCGCGCAGTCGAAAATGCGATCCGGATCATCTTGTTCGCCCTTACAATTAAGCCAAGTGAATCCATATTCTGCCATAGTATCGTGAATCATTTCTTCATAATCAAGCGATTCTGCGAATAAATCACAATCGCGACGATAGATTAATTCTTCTTTCATTTAATTCTCCTTATAAAGCTGTGTAATTATCGCAGGATAAACTTCATATACACTTACATAATACTTTTTTGGCTTATAGTCAGCATAAGAAACAGTATTCTTTTGATAATAAATTTTTATTTGACTACCATCATCTATAGTACGCCAAGCATACTTTACATTTGCATAGCGTACGTCATCAATTCTTATGGTGACAGCAAATAAATCTTTATTAGCTTGCTCTGGAGAAAATTCAATATACGCGCCATAATCGCCAATAACAATTCTGTCAAAGCTGCTACAAATTAGAGAACCATTGACAGTATAAAGTGGATTGTTATTATCCATACTAAGTAAAAATGCGGGTAGAGTTTCTGCATATATTGAGCGCGCTATATTACTTTCTTCCTCTGGAAGTTTTTTATAATTATATTTATTACTTAATTCATCATTCAGTAATTTCATCTTGAACCTCCATATAATGTTCTGCTACTTCAATACTGCGGCCACATGTATCGCATGTATACAAATAGTCTGTGGTGTGTTGGTGACCAATTGCTTGTTGAAACTTATAATGGCCGCCACAGTAAGAACAAATTCCATTGTTCCATGCTACACTAGATGAACATGAACGTATAAATAATAGTGCGATAAGTAAAAGAATACAAAGTGCAAAAAATTCCCAACTAAATGATGGGCCTGAATCGTGTCTAGAATAATATGACATTATCCATTCCTCCAACTAATTGTAGTAATAACTTCATTACGTGCTTCGTAGTTACTAGAGCAACAATAACTGGGTCCTTCATAGATTTCAAAACCTTGACGTTTTAGAAAATCTTTATTAGATTTAGAAAGTTGTTCATAAATAGTAAGGCTATATTTGCCTAATTTAACTTGAGCAGCAATTTTATAATATATGCCATCAAGTTTTGTTTCATCTTTATCTTTAACATATTCATCAGTTGCTTCCTTTATTTCTCGCGCAGTAAGGTAATTATGTTTCATTTTATTTCTCCTTTTCTTTTATTATATCATGGATTTTGGTGATTGTCAAGGTTCTGCTTCTCCCGGCAAAGCCGCGTCTTTTTTATTCTTTTAAAATTTTATATTTTTCTATATTTATTACTTAAAAGGTAATGTCCAGGTAAAAATCATTTTATCTTTTGAAATTTTTAAATAATTTTTTCCTTCTAATTCTTTAAGGCATACTGTTGCGGCGCGTTGCGAAATTCCTAATAATGAAGTAAAAAGTGTTGGACTATAAGAAATAATTTTATTATTTGTTTGAGATAAATAACAATAAATAAATAGTTTAAAACTATTACCATTTAAATCTCGCATTATTTTAAATATATCTTTATTTGATAAATTTTGAAGTGCAGTAGCATCAAAAATTTTACCAGAAGTAAAGCCGCCACCAGTTGCTGTTTTATTATATCCATTAATATAGCTATTATATTCTTTAATCCAATAAGCTTCTAATTCATCTAGCTCCTCTACTTTACATTGTTGTAGAATAGAAAAATCAAAATCATCTAATGAATTGCTTTCCTCTCTTGCTTCGGGATACCAACTTTGAGAAGAAATTAATATTGCTTCTTTATGTTGTTTTAAACGTAAATTTATATCTACAGCCTGCCCTATATAAATTTTTCCATTTAATTTATTTTCTATTTTATAAATACCTGTCATTTTATTATAACCTCCTCGCGGCGCCATGCGACTTGCCCGCATGGCAGTCCGCGTAAAAATTCTATTATTTTATTTATTATATATTATCTATTATTTATCTATTATAGTATACGTTACGTATACTTTCCTAAATCGTAACGTTACCTTTCAAACCGCAACGTTACCTTTAAGGTGCCGGAACGTTACCTTTTAAAAATTTTAATTGTCTACGGAACGTTACCTTTTAAGATTTTTTGAATGGGTACGAAACGTTACCTTTCGGCCGTGGAGGCTTGTGCCCATAAATAATCATAATTAATTGCTACATAATATTGTCCGTCTTTTTCTTCATGCAAAAGCCAACCCATATCAATTAGTTTATCTCTGGCTTGATAATACTTTTGTTTTGGTATTCCTGTCTCTGATGTGACGGTAGCTTGTGCTAATCCAAAACCTTCATCTGTACTTAATAAATACCACATCAATTTTATTAAATTACCCTGTTTGCCATCAAGAGTATTCATTACATACTTTCGAATAATACTTGGTTGCTGACCAAAATAATATCCATTTGGATTAGTATCTTTTTTGTAAGTCCCTTTATAATTCCATTTGTCTCCTATAAAAGCTAATTTTGGTGCGCTCTTACCTACACCTTTGCT